CTCTTCAAGAACAACGGGTCGAGTAATGTACCTTACAAGTGGCTGGTTGTCACCCCATGCGTTCGGTTCATATTCTCCGTTGTAATTGCCGGATGCGGCTGCAGATACTCCGGCATTTGCCGTAACACCATTAATAAGAATTTGGTCATAAACAACATCAAGATTTTTGTTATTATTAATGAGGTATTCTGTAATACCCATAGACATTCTTTCAGCATCAATAACAGGACTCAAGAATTGTGACCCTGTAAATTTAATTTTATGAATTAATGATTTGGTGTCAGCTCCCAAACCTTGTCCGAGCGATGATTGAGTGCTAAGAATTACAGATTTTCTTTCATCCATAATGGAAGTCCGACCCAATAGAGATGGTATAGTTTGATGAACATTACTACCAAAATTGTTCGGTCTTTGTACTAAAGTACTATGTGATATACTTGTATCACCTGGCGACATTTGTGTGAAGTTAGGTTGAATTTCATGGAATCGCTGATGTCGATATGTGTAACTTCCTTCTGTACCTTCGGTGGAATGGTAATGATTTGTAGCCGCTTCAGCTATGGGTGTGAGCTCGGCAGATAAATCTAATGCACCTTCAAGTCCAGATGTTGTGAAATCACAGATAGAAAATCGGAAACACATGTCTGAATTTTGGTCAGCAGTCCAAGTACTTGCATTTTGTGACTTAAAGAATGAACCCGTATATGGTTGTGCTGTAATTTTAGTACTGCCCAAGGTTCCGTCATTATTCAGTTTATATTCACCCATTGTTGAATACCAAACTTCATATTTGTCACTATTGGAAATAACTACAATGCAATATTCTCCAGGCGTTAGATATACTGGAGTTGAGAAAGTGAATCTGGTCTTGTCGATGCCCGCCGCCGACCAATCTGTTGACGCAATGGTTTCGCTGGGGTCAAGAACAACCTTAGACAGAGGAATATGTTCACCCGAACTTGGGTAACCATTTACCATAGGACGAAGTTCTACCGAAACTGGTAAACTGTCATCAATTTGTGCAAAGAATAAATCAACACTTTTTGCAAAGACACCATTTGGATATTCATCTGCACTAATCATAATAGATTGTGCAATAGGATCAACCCATCTTCGGTGCGTGAACCCTGCTTCTTGCCATCCGGCCTCAGTTCGTTGTAACTGAGATCGTCGGACTGATGTAGTAACACTTGTTGCTTGAACAACCTGTAATAATCCTGTTGCCGTATATTCGGCATCAGCAAAAGTTGATTCGAGTTGTGCAGAATTGCCTTCATGGTCAGTTAATTTGAATTGTCTTCCACCTGTTCGGAAATCCCCAGCAGGAAGATCAAAATGAAGTCCAATTTTGCCGTTTCCGTCTGTTGTTAGAGCACCACCTAAATCACCAGTGATTTGGCCACCGAGTGCTTCTGTAAGAATACCTGCCCGACTGCTGCCGTAAGTAGCAAGAGTACAATTTTCGGTAACGGCTTGGCCATCGAAGAATGGATATACTCTTGTGTTTGGTCGTAGTCCAGTTGCTGTGATTCGAATATTCTTTGCTCGCATGAAAGGAATATTTGAAGTTTCAACAACTCTATCACCCAAATTCATTGTGCTGTTTGTTGTGCTCTCGCTTGCCTGAAATGATTCGGCTCGGAGGGACATCATCGTGTCCATTGTTCGTCCACTTGTTCGCCTTTGTTGTGCTTGAACCGACCCAGCAGGAAGGTTGAGATTGTTTAAAAATGCGCCTCGAGCTTGAATGGCCTCGGTATCGCCGCTCAGCCAACCCCAACCCCACCGGCCCCAACGGTTGCGAGACTGCACCGCCTGTCTAGCTGCAGCGCCGGCTTGATTCGCATTAGCGATAACATCAGATACCTGTAAATTTGTTCCTGCAACCACTGTTCCCAGTTGATCAGTGATGTTGGAAAGACCTTCCACCCGAGCATCAATAGTTTGGGCTAAAGCTTGGGCAGGTAATCGGGTTGTGTCAGTCCATGTATCTGTTTCTGGTCGCAGTTTAATATCACCCGTGAAACTAACAACATTATAGGGATTAACACTAATTTTTGCAGACCTAACAGTTTGTTCGATGAGGTGTACTGTACTAGATTTTAACACATAACAATCATCGTCTGTTAGTACCAAGCCTTCGGTATCATCGTGTTGTATCAAATCAATATTATCACTAACTTGGGGACAATATGCAGCATTCATCATGTCATCAATCAGAATATTATAGTCAGGATTGGTTGCATCACCAATATTATGACCTGCAAATGGGTCTGCCAAAATACCATTTTTGAATCGTGGAAGACCGTTTGCATCTACTATCATAGCATTTTCGGCACTTTGTTCCATCAAACTCAAAGCAGTATAATATTCCATCCTATCGACTTTAGATTTGATTCTGCCGATGTCTTTCATCGTATATCGTTTGTTATCTTCGATAATTACACGAATATCATTGACATTATAAACATATGGAGGAATCTTCAGAGTTGCTAATAACATTCCATCTACAATATCTTCGGGCGGCCGCCTTCGTGGTGCAGGTGTTCCTTGTACCAATTTTAATACCTTGTCATTTCGAAGATACAGGAAATCTATACGACCCATGTAATGTTGATAATCTACTTCAATGGCATTTAAGTCATCACTTGTACTGTGATATGGAACAAAGACCGTATTGAAGTTTGTCGAATCCGCAACATTTTCTCTTGCTGGTCGGAAGTCTAAACAGTCTCGCAAAGAAACCGTACCCAGAGCTCTTGTCCGAATTGCAGGTATGTCCTCGTAATTTGGATATGAATTAGCAGTAAATGGCCCAAATCCTCCACCACTATCGTTCCCAGTACTATGGGAGTAATAATCAAAATTAACTGTAACTTGTGTCCCTTGCGTTAATCCAGAAGAATTCATTGCAATCAAAGTAGCATGGTCGTAGAAACTTGGTTTGTTTCCCAAGTCAACGAAGAATTTCTCTGTTAAATCTGCATCATTACCGCCCGAGATACCATTAATTTTATAGACATCACTGTATGGTATTTTGCCTTCTATTAGTCCGTTGGCATTTACTGCACCCAGTGTGACAGTTGCTGATTGGCCTTCAACCTTTTCTTTCTTTCTTCGAATGTCGTGACTATCGATTCCCGAATCATCAATCACCACATTTGCAAATATCTTAACGGAATCGTTAGTATACGCTGTGCCCACTTTAAATTGTAATTGATTCCTGGCCTCAGTGTTGTCGTAGAAGTAAACTCCATTTGTCCCAAGAGAGAGTGCTGCATCACTCGCAACAGGAGTTAAAAATTCACCAGCAGAGCCGTCAGCTCCATTTATACCATAAACCTGAACAGAGTTAACAGAAATCGCTTCACTTCCTGAAGTGAGGGGAAATTTTACTCTGGTCGCATCGGGTGATACGTCGTTACCGTTTATATCACCTGTAGTAATAGTTACGGTACTGTTTGAAGGTACGGTTTTGTTAACACAGACCCGTGCCGTGTAGTCCAATCCAGTAATAGATTTTACACCAGCGTTCTCAACATGGAATACATTTCCAGTAAATCTGGATTCGAAACCAGTGGTTTGATATGAATTGGTTGCATCTTTACCATGTGTGGGGGAAATTGTCATATATTTGTCACCCGCAACATTATCATGAACAAAACCATCGATTCGTGTATTTGCAGATGCACCATGAATACTGTTTGTGAGATAGAATGGGTATCGGATACCACCACAGACACCCATTTCAATATCGGCAAGGAATACCGAAGCATAGTCCGTTCCACTAGAAATTAGAGTTTGAATTCGTCCTTTACCAATAACACCACCAGAGTTTCCTACAGCGCCCGCCGTTGTTCCGTCAAGAGCCAATCCAGTCGGGCCGACAAAATATACTTCATCCATATTGTCAAAATCAGTAGTCGTTTTTCCTAATGTAATTCCACCAGCACTGTTCGTAACTTTAACATGAAGACCCAAGTTAGTAATAACATTTTCACCAGATACCGTGCCGGTGGCAGTAGAACCTCTGGTTTTATCTGCGGAAATTATAGTTTCGCCGAATGTGTTGTATTCATATCCTTCAACATATGCTGAACCTCGGCCAAGTTTCAGAGCATACTTTCCTGTTTCACCACCCTGCGCTGCCGTGAACATACCATCTTTATGTGTATCATCGGCCGAGTTTCTTAAATGTTCTCGTAGTTCTAAATTAAATCCAGATACAATGTAGTTTCCAGATTCATCATAAGTTCGTTTTGCAAGATACTCATCGAGCCCAGAATATCCTGTCCTAATTAATTTATTTTGAATGTTTCCATTATGTAATCGTACAAGTTCAAAATAATTTTCTTCCGAAACAAGGGAATTATCAACTTCTGTGGAGTCACCCGTGCCATATGATGTATAATCTCGTTGTCCGAGAGTCAGAGACATTTTATATCGGTCAGCGCCAGGAGCTGTAAAGTTTGATGTACCTTCCGAACCATCTAATAATGAACTATCGCTAGTATATTCAACAACACTATGACCTATTTCAAACCCAACACTTTTCGTGGGGTCGGTTTCGTATATTCTAAGTTCTCTTGTTGTTTCATTAAGAACAAGTTCGTGTGTATTATATGGAATATAATTTTGTTGGTCAGTCTTTATGAAGAATTTATCCACATAGAAAAGACCTTCATCAACCGTTACTACATTTCCAGAACCCGTAAGGCTATATCCTGTTATACCAGTTTCATCGGCCGATAAAGCAGCCGGAATTGTCATGTTTGTTGAATCAGCAGAGGTGCCACTTTGAAAAGCACGGAATGTATCGCCTACTCCGAAGGTACTTCCTGACATTTGATTTGTGAAGAAGATATCATAGGGGTCTTCGGTCGTTGCAGGAATAACAGCCGTAATTCTTGCTTTTTTATATCCATCTGATGTACTATCGGTAATTAAATCTGCATAATCTGTCCCAGTCGCACCATAAATATCTGAACCAAGAAATGTCGTTGGGTCAAACCCCTCAACGGCTCTTGTTCGAACATAGTCATTAATCGATACCCCTACATCACCACCCATGATGACAGTCTTCTCTTCAAAAATATGATTACCGAACTTACCAATTTGGTCTTGGAGAAGTGTTTGTAGTTGTGTTAATTCTCTACCCTGAACAGCACGCCCCGGCCGGAAAAGAAGACGAAGAAACCCCTTAGTATCATCGAAGTCATCGTAATATGGAGAAATGTTTGTTGTAGGATTATTATATGTCATTTAATTCCTCTCAAAAACCTATTTGGATTTTGATTTCTTCTTCCTGTTGATCCGTTCTTAAAACGGGTTGCATATTCTGTATATATAACACTTCGCCCGAATTGTAATTTAAATCTGGGCCAGTAATTCCAGTAACATATCCCATTGTTGAACCTGCTGAACTGTAAATATAATCACCAGCGGTTAGTACTCCAAGATAGTCAATCCCGTTCAATAATCCTGTTCCTGCAATGCCTGTAGTACCAACTGCCCAATTCATAGTACGGAAACTTGCACCACTTATTCCACTGGTGTAATTAGCGTATACATCATCTGCTGTAAAACTAGAACCATCATATTCGATACCACCTGTGGCCGAAACATAAACCCTTGCAGTTTGATTAAAATACGAAATCATGGACGATGTTTGTGTTATAGAATCGTATCTTCCTTCGTTTGCTCCAAATGACCCAAAAGTTAATGTATGATCAGCGGTGTTCGCTGTACTGCCTTCTGTAAATTCTATCCACGATAACTGTTCATTGAGTGTAAAATCACCAGAAGGTTGTTCTACTGTGAGCGTCCCAACGGCAACAGATTGGGGAGTCCAATCAATAACTTTGGCTGTATTTTTTGAGACAGCACCAATTATATGTGTTTTTGATTCACTTAGATTGGCATCATTGAAGTCCTCTTCATCGAAATCTTTTCCAGTTATTCGATTAACTTTGATACTATATTGGTCAGTCTCATGTTTACCAGCAACTAAATTAGAATACGCTCCATCGTTGTAATCTGCACTTATTGTCGGATTTTTAATAATTCCAAATTGTCTAAAATCATTTCCTGATGATAATCCCAGTTGGTCAAATTCAGATGATTTAAGACTAGTTAGAATTATTAAAGTGTTTGCACCAAGTTCTGTCCTTGGGTCTGACCCATGTCCGTTGGCTGGTGAAGAAACAAAATTGAAAGTTGATTCGCCAAGTAACAATTCTTCGTTAGTTCCTCTGTGTTGTTCAACCACACTAACACCATCACTATATGGGCCAGTTATGCCGGGATATACAGAATAATCAATAGTTGTATATCCTTGTCCGGCAGAAATAACCTCAACCCCATTTATTCGTAGGCCGGCATCTAGTGTAGGAACGACAAGTAATCCAGTTCCGTCACCAAATGGTTCGATACTCGGAACAATTTGTGCAAGTGAAATCGAAGTTGCATCATTATCTGTTGTTGGGTCTGGTTGAATTGCCCAAGCAGCATCAACAAACAAAGTTGAACCCGTATTTCCAATAATTTTTCTGACTTGACCTTCTCCGTAACCATCTACAATTTTTACGGTATAATCTGTATAAATACTGTCTTGGAAACTTGCCAGGCCTGGAAGTTGTATAGCAGTTGCACCATCGACTCCATCTGGAAGGGCTCCAACTGGCAATCCAGCACCTGTTGTTCCCAATAAGAACCTTGCTCCGTTATTTGTTACAGTAACGACATCAAAAGACCCACTAACGGCAGATTGTTGAACATTATATTGGTCAACTAAATTTTGTGTTACATCCGTTGATTTTGCAAATTGTACTGGAATTTTATATGGTGTTTCAAAACTTAAGTCACTTTCGGCCACAGAGAACATATATTTCCACAAATATCCATCAGGAGTTGTGACGGGAATAGTTTTCCTTCCCGTTGGCCCATCGATAGATGCGGTCGCTCCGTTGTTAGACAAACACTTATAGACATTATTTTCACCAGTTGTAACAAAGAAGTTACTACTTCCTTGTGGTAGTGATTCATCAAACAAATCGAGATTATCTGAGTATTCGGTATAAATCTGACCCCTTACCCACGGGAATTTATTTACAACTAAACTTACATCATTTTCGTTAATTCGCTTCAGAAAGAAAGAGTTTCTCATTGCATACAATTCATCTTCTACGGCATCTACCGAGTTTGGCGGTTGACTATCCGTTGGCCATGAATTTATTTTACCAACAAACAAATAGTAAGTATCTTCAGAGTTTAAACTATACTCTTTAAGAAGTTCTTGGGCAATATCTGCTTTATAATTTTGTTTGAATATTGCTAATGCCATTTAGTTACCTGTGTTTCCTGCTGTACTGCCCGATAGTGCGACATATGGGTAGTTCAAAGATTGAGAAATCGAAACGCTGCCTCCGAGTGTGAATTCCCTGACCCCGCCTTCTTCCGAGTTCATCGTTAATATATCTATGCTTCCAAAAGTCGCACCGTCTGGAATTCCACCACCAATTCGTTTATTTGGATGATTGTAAATAACCCAATGGTTTCGGCCGTACGCTGACCCCAATATGTCGGGTGTGTGTCCAATAGGAGAATTATTTCCGCCACTTGAACCACCCAACGAATAATCCGAAGCACCCGAATTACTATGAACTAAAGTACCACTTTCTGATACAGTTCCATTTCCTCGTCTTGTTCTACTAATTGACCCCGTGTATCCTTGGGCTGAACCGTGTACGGTATCACCATCTGAAAAAGTTAATCCGCCCGTAAAGTTCATCAGTCGAAGATAACCCGTCATCCCTGTTCCACCAAATTCTCTTGGAGCTCCAAATGTTCCACCAAGGATGTTTGGAATGACAGACCAATTAAACACCTCTGCGGTTTTTCCTCCTGATGATGTTACGCCTTCTTCATATGAAAATTCGGTTCCATCAAATCCAGTACCACCAGATGCTTGTGTAACTACAATTAATCCGCCAGTATCTCCCATGCAATGATCGGTTAATTCTGACCTTGGGTTATATCCATAAGGGTATAATCCATCGACAGGTGATCCGGATGGGTCATCGCTGTCAGGCAAACCATTAAATCCTAAATTAACAGATGTTAAAAAGGTATATGGTGTATAATGTCCAATAAAAGGAATAACTATTCCTGACATCCTTGCAGAGAACGGCAAATCAGATTGTAGTTCTCTGCGAATCTGAACCTGTGCAAACAAATTCATTCCTGCTGGGTGAATTGTCTTCTTTACTAATTCTTTAAATCTATCAAGAACCAAATCGGATTTTATAACATATGAATAGTTTTGATAATACCAAGAGTCTTGAAGTTTTTTCTTAGAACTCAACCAACCACCCTCGTTCAACCACCGACCATCACTTTGATAATATGGGCCAGTTACAGCAGTTATTTCAGCACCACCAGATACCGCAATTCCACGGCGAGTAATAGTAACATCGGGTGTACTTGTATAATTGGTTCCGTAGTCGGATATATTGAAACTTA